GACCACGGGATACCGGCTGATGTATTCGATCACGATCAGCTCGGCATGATCCGGGGTCGGGTCCACCCACAGCACGTTGTTCTTGATCCGCCAGCCATGCGGCGTCACTGCGGCGCTGCCGCCGTAGATCCACCAGGCCCACATCTGCGGCGTGGCCGGGCCGACAAGGCCCATGGGCCAGCCGTTGCGCTGCTCGGTTCCGGGGATCATGCGCAGGAAGTCAGGCGGCAGGGAATAGGCGTAGCGCCCCGGCTGAAAGGCGAACACCCATGTCGAGTGCATTTCGCTCATGCCCTGCCAGCGTGACCGGCGCAGATAGTCGCGCATCACGTCATGCGCGGCGCTGCGCAGGATCTTGGCAACACGGGTGTTGGTGTCGAACAGGGTGATGGGCGCGGGGGCCGTGGCGTCTCGCTCTGCCGCCTCTTGTGCGATCTGCAGTATCGTGCGCGCCATGACGCCCCCTTGCCTCAGTCTGCGAGCGGATCGGCGTCGTTGTCGCCCAGATCGTCGCCGCCGGTCACAACGTCGCCACCACCCATGAAGTCGTCATTCTTGGGCAATTCGGCCGGCAGCGAGTCCTGCGATGCCACAGCCACCGGATTGGCCGCCGATCGGCCACCCGGGCTGGCCCCGCCGGATCGACGCAGCACGTCGTTCTCGGTTGACAGCCGCATGTTGTGTTCTTCCAGCTTCTTGAGCCGTTCCTCCATTGACTTGAGGGCTGCCTCGGCCTTGGTTTCAGTTTCGGCGGCGAGGATCACGTCGCTGGATTCCTCCTTGTTCGCGATCCACTTGCGGGCAATCTTGACGGCGCGCGACACGTCCATGCCGAGCTGGCCAGCCTGATCGTCCGAGATCGAGGTCAGGTCTTCGATGCAGCGAAGTCCGTGAACCTCGAGAAGCGCGATTTGCGAGCGCGACACGCCCGGCAGCTCCGACAGAGGCGTGCCGTAATCGGGAACGTCCTCGAACTGCGTGAACAGCGCCCACTCCTGCGGGTGCTGTGCTGCGGCCTGTTCGGGGGTGATGTATGAATGCGAGACGGTCAGCCGGTCGCCCAGCGGCTGCTTGGCGATGCAAAGACGGTGCTCGATCTTGCCGTGGGTCTCGGGGTTTTTTGAGCGGATGCGAACGGGTGTGTAAAAGAAGCCCTTGCGAACGCCGCCTTCGGAATTCACGACGCTCATATGGCTGGAAAGGTCGGCTGCGGTCAGATCGCGCGATTGTGCAGTGTTTTGCATGTGTCTGGTCCCTGGGGTCAAAAGGTGCGGCAGGGCGGCACGTGGCCGCCCCGCGCGAGGATCAATCCGTGAGGATGCCGCAGAGATTGCGGTTCTCAATGATGAAGTTGCCCATCCCGGCCATGATGATCGTGTCCGAGTCCTCGGTCAGAGGCCGGCGCGGACCACCCAGCACCACGTTGTTCCGCTTCTTGTGCATGATCAGCTCAATGCTATCCATGTTCAGGAACTTCATGCCGACCGGGGCGTAACCACCCTGGCCACCATCCGCGACGACGGGCGTGGTCTCGAACATGATGTTCGTGAAGCCCCCCGAAGCGAGGTTCTTGTCCATGAAACGCTGCTGAGCCTGCAGTGCCTGCGAATACACCGAGTAGTAGCTGTTGTCCGACACGATCAGGTTCACCTTGTCGGTGCCACGGCAGGTCTCGAGGTACAGATCGAGCATGTCGCCGTAGATTGAGCCCGTGGTCGCCCCGCCGCTGGCGTTGCGCTTGTTGTCCCACCACTCGTAGGTGGTTGAGTTGATGCCGCCCACGGTTGCGCCGGCGGTTGCCGACACGAGAAGCGCCATGCCCCCGAACTCCTTGCCGGAGTACGTGGTCCCGTCACCGTGCGCCGCAAGGTGCATCTGGTTCTGGATGGTCTTTTCGGCGTGCATGGTGCGGGCGCGCATCATGTTGATGACCTGCTCCTGCCCATCGTTCTGCATCATCTCCAGACCGGAGATCGACACGCCGCACGCATACTGCTTCCAAGGGAATTCGGCGCTGGTCAGGATTTCCTGCCCGGCGACGTTCAGACCCTCGCGGCCCTGATACCACTGGAAGTTGGCGTTTTCTTCGCCCACCATGATCGGCGTGGTGATGGTGCGACCGCCGCCAATCGTGCGCAGCTTGCGCCGGCGGCGCAGCTCGTAGATGAAGATGTTGTTGCGGGACACAGCATCGGCAATGTTCTTGCGACGGTGCGCAAGCGTGGTCGTCATCACCTCGCCCCAATTTGGATTCGCCATGGCTTATCTCCTGTATGGCAAATCCCGCATCGTTACTGACCCTGCTGTGAAGCGATGGCGGCCTTGATGACCGAATCCAGATCGCCGCTGCCCGATGCGGGTTGACGGGTGGCGCTTTGGCCCGTTCCGTCGATATTGCTGCTGGCCTGCTTTGCACGCTGCGCGGCGGCCGCCCTTTTGTCCGTCTTTTCTACCACCGGCGTTTCAGCCTGTGCGGCGGGAGTGACGCCAAACTGTTGCTTCATCTCGGAAACTGTGTCGTCGTAGATGCGCGAAAGGTCATCGACCGTAATCGGCTGGCCCGTCTGCTGGCGATGCGCCTTGGCGTTTTCCACGATCTGAGGCTCGAGCGCGCGGAACAACGGGCGCTTGGCCTGGCCGGTTGCCGGGTCGCGTTCGTTTACAAACTGAGCGAGCTCGGCTTGGGCCTGCTGCGCCTGCTGGCGCTCGGGCACATCAGGGCCAAAGCTCGGACCCGTCTGCTGGTTTCGCTGCGCCTCTTTCAGCTTCCGGTTTTCTTCCTTGAGCGCCTTGACCTGCGGATCCTCGAACAGATCATCGTCGCCGCCGGCGTCGTCATCCTCGGCGTCGGCTTTCACCACCTTGTATCCGAGGTGGCTTGCGGCCGCGTTGAAAACGTCTATCACCTTGTCCGGGCTTGCTGCCATATCGGTGGCTGCCCAGGCAATGTATTCGTCGGGCTTCTGCTGGGCGAACTGAGCCAGGTCAGCCAAGCGGCTGGCAACTTGGGCCGGGTTTGCCCCGAACCGCTCCATCTCGCCCTGCATGAATTCCGTGCGGAAAGGGGCCATGGCCGCTTCGGCGTCCGACAGGCGGCGCGTCAGCTCGGTCCGCTGCTTCTCCGGCACCTCCTTGAGAAGATCCTCGACGGGCGCGGCGGTCACGTCTTTTGGCTCACTCTTGTCCGCGTCTTCGTCGGTCTTGGAATCCGTCTCTTTTTCGGCCTGATCATCGGCTTTCGCCTTGTCGGCCTTGCCCTCGTCGTCGGCCTCGTCTTCGGGGGCGGCCTTGTCTTCGGGGGCGGCCTTGTCCTTCGCCTTGCCGCTCTTGAGCCGTGCGTCTGAGGCGATCTTGGAGCCTTGCTCCTGCGACACGCGGTCATCGTCGTCGCTGTCTTCGATTTCGGGCTGATCGAGGCCACCGTCATCATCGTCGTCGGGTGTGTCGATGCCCTGCTCCTGCAGCGCGCGCCGGATCACGTCGGCGGTTTCGTCCTCGTCGCGGTTTTCATCCGTGAAGATGTCATCAAATTCCTGATTGGTCTTGTCGGCGGTCATGTCATGCTCCGGGTTTGGGGTCGATGACTGGCATCGTGACCGCCCTGCGCCGCGCTGTGCGGCAAATCAGGTGTCGGTGCGGGTCTGGGCGGCGATCGACAGCGAGTGCGCCTGCTGCGCCTTGCGCGCAAAATTTATCAGGCTGGATCGCGCTTGGTGCCGGGCCTTTGCGGCATCGGCAGGCGCCGTGCGCAGCGCAATGGCTGCATCCAGCGTCGTCAGTAGCTGCCCGGCCCGCCGGTTCAGCGTTTCACGCAACCGCCGTTCTTCGCTGGTCTCGCCTTCGCGCGGCGACAGGATGTCGGCAGGTTTCTTCACTTGATTACCTCCACGCCGCCCATGTCGACCTCGCCGCCATCGCTCAACGAGGAATCGTCGCCCACGCGCTCGGGGTTGGTCACGTCGAACCCGGCCCGATCGCTGAGATAATCGGTGTCGGTCTGCGAAATGGTGCTGATCAGCTCGGCAATCTCGCGCTCTTCTTCCTTCTGCGCGGTCCAGTGCTCGTCGGGCTTGGTCACGCCCTCATCGTATTCCGCCAGGTCGTGCTTTTCCATGTAGTTGCGCTTGGCGCGGCGATCCCCGATAACCTCGGCATTGTCCGTCAGCCCCGTTCGGAACGGCGTGAACGTGGGCGCAAGTTGCGGCGTGGCCAGATCAGGGTTGCGCGGTGGCGCAGGCGGCCGGCAGTTATGCGGGACGCGCCCGCGCGGATGCCAGCCGCCGCATGTCCGGCACTTGCGGTAGCCGCCCGGCCGGTCCTCGCGATCGGCGGCACCGAAGATGCGGGCGTGCTCGTCAGGATCAGCGCGGTAGAGCAAGGTCAGGCGCCCTCCACCGGCTCATAGGTCTCGGCAAAGATGTCGGGCTTGCACGGGTAGAACTGGCGATCCTCGGTCGCGAACGGCTCCCTGATGATCCAGTCGCCTTGCCGGGCCTTCATGCTGCCCTCGGGCGTGTCGATCAGGATGCAGTGTCCGTCGACCGCATCATTGACGATCCGACCATTGCACCAGTTGGCAATGTTGCCGAACGGGATCCATGCCTCTTGGTCCTCGGCTTTGGCTGGCACTTGCTGCGCCTCAATCACGACGGGCTTCTTGCGAAACATCGGCATGGGGTCAGCTTCCTTGTTGCTGAGGTTGCGGGTCTGGCGTGGCGGCGTCCACCATGCCATCGGCAGCGGTCTCCAACATGGATCCTCCGACCTTCATGCGTTCGATCTTTGTCTCGTGCTCGCGGTCGGCCTGCGCGTCCTGCAGGTCCATCTGCTTGAGCGCCTGGTCGACCTCGGCCTTGATCCGGGCGACCTGCACTTGGGTATCTTCCGGCTGCTCGCTTTGCGGCTCGTTGGGCAGCGAGGAAATCATCGCCTCCAGCGTGCGCGACTTGGGGAAACCCCGAACACCGAACAGAAGCAACTCCTTCATGGTCTTCATGTCGAATTGCCCGGTCTGCATCATCGGGCCGAGCTGCTGCACGAACTGGCTGAACGCGCTCAGGAACTCGATGCGCGCCTCTTTGTCGGCCTGTTCGTCGGCCAGCACCGTGGAATCGGTTTCGATGGAAAGCGTCACCTTGCGGCCATAGTCGGCCCGCAGACGCTCATGCACTTCCTCGAAGCTGGTCTCGGGGATCTCGATTTCCTCGGGTTCCTCCGGCGGGGGCGGCATCGGGCCCCGCATCTGCCCCTGCTCCACGGCCTGCGCATATGCCTGGTAGACCTGCATGGTCTGCGCGAACTGCGCCTGCTGCTGCTCGGCCTGCATGGCGATCGCCTCGCGCTCGGCCTTGGTCATTGGCAGGTCAAGGCCGGTGATGTCGGCAATGGTCTCCGTGTCGAAATGCTCGAGCGCAATTTCGAGCATGATCCGCAGGTGATCGCGCGCAAACTCGGCCATGCGCCGTTGCCGATCGCTGAGCCGCAAGCCGGCGTATTGGCCCTTGATCCGTTGCGCGGTGGCGGTCTCGCTCGGGTCCGAGGTAGCGCGCATCACGTCCGACACGCCCGACGCCTCGAACATGGCCTCCTTGGACTGGTCGCGCATCGTCATCAGCGCCTGCGCGGCCTTGATCATCGCCTCGATGGGCAGCCATTGGATGAGCGAGCTTGTCCCGCCCTTCTCCATGAACTGAATCCACTGGCTGACCGGGATCATCTGGTTGGTGCCGTCGAGTAGCTTTTTCACCTCCTGCTGCATGTCGCCGGGGAACAGGCCGGATACCGACAGGGCATCAAGGATGGTCTTGAGCTTCTTGGTCGCCGTCTCGACCTCGGTGGCGCGCTTCTCGTAATAGCGGATGTCGGGGCGCGGCGTCAGGCTCTGGCCCTTGGTTGTCGCCAGCAATGGCCGCGGCACGGGATAGAACTTCTCCAGCCCCAGCGGGTCGGGCTGCCGGTCAAGCACGCTCTCGGTGTATCCCTTGGACCACCAGATGACCTCTTGGGTGTCCTTGCTCCATATCTCCCATACGGACGTGGTGTCGAACGGGCTCGATGTGGGCGTGCCTGTCTCGCCATCGGCGGTGATGCTCGCCATACCGCGATCGGCGTCCTCGTCGGACAATCCCCGCTGCGCGTCCTTGAGACCGGCAGAGTCGAAGCGCATGGCGGCGGCGATGTCTTCGCCAAACCGCTTTTCAACCTGCGTGCGCGTCATGGGCACTTCGAAGGCGATCCACGGCATCTGTTCCCAGCCGGCGGTCGGCGCAAACAGCATGCGGCGCCACTCAAGCGCCCGGGCCGCGACTTCCTCGTGCGTCTTGACCTCGACCTCGACCGGCTGACCGCTCACCGGGTCGATCGACTGCACCATGCCGAACTCGGCCTTGTAGAGCGCACGGGCCTCGCCCCGGCCGGCGATCAGCCAGTCATCGCGTGCCTGGAACATCGAAACATCGAAATCCGTGGTGTCGAGGATCCAGTCTGCGAGGCGCTGCCCGACCTCGGCGGCCATCAGCGCCGTCTCGTCCACCTTGCCATCGCCGTAGAACCGGCGGCGCACGATCGGCTGCGGCGTCTCGGAGTAGATCAACGGGCGCAGCACGTCGATCGTGGCATGGATCAGCGCCGTCTTGTCGTTGACGCGGTTCTCTGTTGCGCCTTGGTCGGGGTCGCCCCCGCGGCCCGGGTCGTTGTCGGGGCCGAAATACAGCCGCTCGCAATCCTGAGCCTCGACGCGCCACCTGTTTTCGTGGGTCAGCGCCGACTTGATTTGCCCGTCCCAGAATGACCAGCTTTCATCCGGGTCCCGATCCTCGGCGTCCTCGGCTGTCTCGGGCTCACCTTGTGGCCCGCCCTGCATGGGCTCATAGGCGACCACCTCGGAATCGGATCCGGGTCCGCCTGCGGCATTGGCCGGGACAATATTCGGACGGTCAGGCATGGCACCTCTGCGCACGGTTCGTTCAGCACACATTGACCTGCCTGCGCGATCATGTGCGGCAAACCCTACGCATCATCCTGTCGCCGCCGCTCTTTTTCGTCGTGCTGCTCCCACAGATCGTCCAGCGTCTCGCCGGTATGCGGGTCACGGCGCGGTTGATCCCGGCCTGCAATGATCTTGTCCAGCATGCGCCCGAACAGCGTGGCCGCGTCCACAATGTCGTCATGCCGACCTGCCGGAAACTGCAACAGCTCCTTTTCGAACGCCTCGACCAAAGCCAGGAATGATCCGTGAATTTCGGTTTTGCGCGGCATGAACATTTTGCCCATTTCCATCATGCCGAGAAGGGCATGCGCGCGCTGCTCCTTGCTGGTGCCGCTGTGCAACTGAACGCGCGAGACATAGACTTGCTCCTTCCGCATCATCATTTTGAGGAAAGGGCCGACGCCCTTGATGATCTGCCCGGATTCCTCGCCGGCGCGCAGGGGCTTCCACTTTTTGCAAAGCCTGATCCATTCGCGAGCCCATGTGTCGGCGCTTGACCGGCCGCGCCAGCCGTCGAGAAGGTAGACGTTCCAGTCCTGGTCAACACCGAATACAAGATGCACGGTGTAATCCGGATCGTTCGCGCCCGCTTCCTCTGTCACCGCGTAGTCGCTTGAGATGTAGACCTCGAGGCCGGTCAGATCGAGCGTGCCGGGGCTGTATTGCGTCTCGAGGTGATGTGCCTGGAACATCAAGCCTTCTTCGGGGCTCGGTCGCTGCTGGAACAGCGCGGACCAGACCCATCCACCGCGCTTGCGCATGCCGCCCAGCTTTGCCTCGCTAAACTGGTCCGGCCACAGCCATTCGCCGGGCGCGCGGCCCATGGGATCGTTCTCGTGCTCGGCCACGGCAGGCAGGGACAGCACGTACCATTTCTCCCCTGTCTCCCGGTCTTGATACCATCCGGATTGACCGTCGTAATTATCGGGCAGGATCCGGCCTGCGGGATCGTCCTGGTGCCAGCGCGTGAATACCATCAGTTGCTTCGCGCGGCCCTGCAATCGCGACAACAGGTCGGTGCGGTACGTGTCCCACGCCTCGTCGCGCATGTGTGGTGATAGCGCGATTTTCCGGCCCTTGATGATGTCGTCCATAAAGAGCCACTCGGCCGGGTTGCCGTGCTGGTTGCCGCCGAACATGCCGAACGCATTGTATTCCCCGCCCTGCGGTGTGGCAAACGCCTGTTTCGCGGCGGTGTCGCCTGCCATCGTGACCTCTGGCCATGGCCATTGCGGGCTTCTGACCAGGTTGCGCACCTTGCCACCGATCTTCTGCGCATATCGGTCAGTGTGAGCCACGGACATGATCGGCGCTTGCGGATGGCGGCCCATGATCCACGAAGGCATGAGGATCGACGCGCCAAGCGTCTTGATGTGCCGCGGCGGGGCAAAGAGCATCGCCCGGTCGATCTTGTCGTCTTCCATCGCCTGCAACAGCTTGGCGATCTTCTTGAAGTGCGGCGGCGGCATGAAGCCGGTCATGCGCATGTAGT